CTGTCGGAACAGAGGCCCCTGGACCGATGGTGGAAGCGATGCTGGTGGAACAGGTTTCGGAACATTCACTGGCAAAGGGATTCCACTGGCCACCGCCTGCCACGGGGTCGCCGTCGCCGTAGGCGGGGCTTCTTGGTCCTGCTCATCCGGGTTATCCACATCGCTGGCCGACGGGGCGACTCCGGGGTCCTGGGAAAGGCCTGCCAATAGGTTGCCTTGGGGTACAAAACGGGTTTGGCCAGGATTGAGACTCACTCCACCTTGAGCCAACATTTGACCTTGCGGGGTAAAAAGCGTAGCCCCGGACGGCGTCACAATAGGTTTCGCTGCGTTTACCGCGTTGTCCCGGATGTTGTTGGCCACGCCAAGCGAGTTTTCTACATTAGCGGCCCCATTCACGTCACCGCTGGCAGCCCTGGTCAAAGCCACCAAGGTTTGCATGGCTTTCGCCACGTCACCCTTATTTGCCCCCGTTTCCGCCATCACGTTTCCCAGGAGGGGTCCAACCGCCGGATCGCTCGTATCGCCCTTCTGAAGTGCCGCCACTCCCGCAGGGGAGAGGTTTTGCAATGCCGTGGTGAGGTTCATCTGTTGCAGAATCTCCGCCGTCTTGGCTTGTTCCCCCTTCGTCTGTTCCGCAACCAACCCCTGCCTAGCCTGAGCATCGGCAGCCTGCGCCGCATACAAGGGCGCCCGTTGGTTGGCCATGGCTTGCATGTACCTGAGCCGTTGAAGTCCACTCGTAAGGTTGCGCGCACCGGCATTAAATCCGGACATTTGCTGATCCATATAAGCACTCATAAAATCAATAAGGCGATGCACTCGTACCAACGTTTGAATTCCAATCCGAATACTCACCAGGGTCTCCCCCGACATTTCCACCTTCCCCGATGTTGTAGATGGCGTTTTCGCCACCTTGTTGGTAGGCATCGCTCACCGGCCCACCCCCACTGTCTGTTCCCTTCGGAACCTTTGCAGATTGTGCGCCTCCTGAGATTGACGCTCCAATATCAGAAACAAGCATGCCCCAACCCGCCAATTGGTGTTGTGAATCACCGGCCGCCGCCATTTGGATTGGAAGAACATTCGCATTTCCTTGAGCAAAACTTCCCAACAGGCCCAATTTTTGGCCAGCCTGCGCATTCTTGATATTCTGTTGGTTCTCCCAATCGGAGTATGCCCCAGATTTTGCCATGTTCGATCCCACCATGTTCCCCCAAGCCGTCGCGCCAGCAGTACCGCGCGCAGCACCATTGCCGGAACTTGGAGTGATGGTGTTCAATGGAGTCGCCCCCTGCAATGTCGTCAGGACGCCCGTCCGATTTGCGACCCCCGCTGCCACTTGCCTGGCGGCATTCTGAGGAGTGGATGCAGCTATACTCCCCTGGACGAGATTCTGGGCCTGGGTATTTAGCCCTGCCTGGTCCGATAAAGCATTGGATCGGACCGTGTTCATGGCGGCTTGTTCTCTGGCATTTGCCATCATCTCCAAAGCTGTCCCAGTCCCTTGGATAACACCCCCTCCTGCTGACATGAAGCTCACTTGAAATCCTCCTTCTTGCATTCAACCAACTGGACGTTGTATTCAACCGAGTTCCGAACCCATTTCCAACTGGCCAATCCAGCATCTTTCCATCCGCAGCGCCGCGCGAACAAGTAAGCTTGCCGAATGCACATTGGGCAAAAGCTCGTCAGTTTTACGATTTCCGGCATGGCGAAAAGAAGGCGCATCGCCTGCTTTCCAGCAGCAATAGCATCGCCACCACGGCATTCTTGGGTTAAACATGTGTGAATCTCCAAATTCCCATATCCTCGTGCTATTCCAAGAAAACACCCGACGGGATGCCCGTCAATTTCCACGAGCATTGTATGATTGGCTGCACGTGCCAAATAGGCGAGAAACATGCTTTGCAATTCCCCCAACGGCTTCCCCAGAAAATCGTCGTCAATGATCTGGCCAAACACTGACCGATCTGTAATTATCCGCCAAATGACGTTTTCGTCCCGGGTTTCGGTAATGGTCAATGAGGTGTTCATAAAGTAGATGATGTTCCGTATTGAGCGTTTACGAGACCCCCGAATGGTGCCTGTCCGTTTCCTTGGAATGCCCGGGCGGATTTGTCAGCAATATAATCATTGGCCCAGTCAGCAAAAAGGTTTCCAATCGGCTGAATTGCGGCCGGTGCTCGATCAGCGGCTACCATCGCCTGTGATTGCGAATTGATTGCTGAAGGACTGCCCCCTTGAATGACCTGGTTGTCCAACTGGGATTCCTGATTGTTGACATTGGCCTTGAGGGCATTTGTCTGGTCAACCGCCCGGTTTGCAATGCTCGCTTCATTAGCTCCCAGTTGCTTCTGGAGAGATTGGTTCTCCTGCTGTGCGGCACTGCTTTGGAGGTTGCCGCCGCGAGCCAGGGCGTAGGTTAGGTTTTTGCCGGTCGTCGCATACTGGTTCATCAGTTGCGGTGTCTCCGCCCCAAGGGTCGTTTGGGTGTATTTGTTGTAAAAATCCGGGTTGAACCCGGCGAAATTGGATTGAACTTGGCCTTCACCCTGCGCGATTTGGGCCTGGTTTTGCTGTTCGGATTGAACGGCTGGGCCAGCCTGTACAGATGGACCGAAAAGGCTCACTCGCGCCCCCGCATTTTCAGGTTGATGATTGTAATCATAAAAAAAGCCAGATGACCCCGGCGGGGGCACCTGGCGCTTACATGCTGACCATACCCCAAACAACCAGCACTTTCAAATTATTTCTCAGCCCCCTGCGGCGGTGGCGCAAAGTGGACCAACGCATTGCTCAACCTCGCATATCCGGTCGAAAACTCATTGAACTGCAAAGCGTAATGCGTTCCCCGGGCAGCCCACCCGATTTTCTGGAAATAATAGGTTGAGGCGTTGTTAAGGTAAACCGACCGGAAATTGTTGGCCGTGTAATCCGCGCTCGCACTGATCCCCCACGTCCCGACAAAGGCAGCCTCGATCCCTTCAAAAGTCTTCCGGTGCCCCGGTAGTCCGCTGTCAATATAAGGCGTCACCGCTTGGACTCCGCAATTTTCGTAAACAGAATTCCCAGGGCCACCATATTGGAACAACGCGTAACCAGTCGCCAACTGTCCCAAACACCAGACTTGCCCGGCGTAAATCTCGAATTTCAAAGGGATGAAAGGCTTTATTATGTTCAATTGTCCCGTATAGGTGGCCGAAAGCGCCTTTCCTGTCACAATTAAACTGGAATCCCCAGCGACAGTGGTGATTAGCGTTCCCTGCGTGTAAATCACACCGTTGTAACTCATTGAAACTTCGTTGGGTCCAGGATTCCATGCGTATTGATCGCCAGCATCCGACAAAACGCCATAGCTAATGATTGGTGTTCCGGAACTGGGATAAGTGGTCCGGAATGGTGTTATGGTCTGCTGATACGTCGGTTGATAGGTGGACCAAGCGGCAACGCCAGAACTTGTGAAATATGAAAAAACATAGATCAATCCGGCAGTCGGATTTCCGGTCGGTCCCGGGATGTAAAGCCAGTAACGGTTTGCCGCCGGGTCAACCACCCCGCAGGCCGCCGATTTTTGGGCGTCAGTTAAACCAGCCACCGCCGATTGAATGAGAAGGTCAACCGGCGTCCCGATGTCTGCCATGATTGCGTTATTTGACGCGTCTCGCACGCGCACGGACCGGACGCCAGAGTCGTAAAGCATGTAAACATCCATATCCCCAACCGCCTGCACGGACATCGGAGCATAGGTGCCGATGTTGGGGAGCGTTTGGTTCAGAATGTTGCTCGCCGGGTCAGCATCCACCGTCCATATCATCACATAATCCCGGCAGGCGAAAAGCAACCGCCCTTGATAGGGGGCGATGGCTTGCATTGATGCCGGACTGGCAAACCAGTTCGACATGGTGACAAATCCGTTTCCGGCCGCGGTAGGATCATTCCAGGTGGTCGGCAAACCCAGGGCGCTGAAATAATCGCTTGATCCTTCCAAGGCATGTATTTTCTGGTTGAAAGTGTAGCAGAATGTTGGCGCTACATTGGACGCATATCCGGCACCGATCTGTGTCTGGTACCCGTTGGAATTATCCGTGACTATTAGAGTGATCTCGTCGTTCTGCTGGAATGTCCCGGTGACGCCGAAAAGATATTCATTCCCTCGGCCATCGGTCGCGTCAATTCCTCCGCCAACCGCATTGGCGGTGGTGGTCAATTTCTGAGGAAGGATGAATGGTCCGTTGCTCATGGCTGGTAAATTTTTACTGAATTACTCGTGGCTGAATTGCCCTGCGAGTCAGTTACCGAACAGGACCAGAAAGACGTGTCGCTTCCATTATTATCTTGTCGGCCAAATGTCACATTTTGTTTGGTTGAATCGGTCACATAAAAACCAGTGTCACCGCTCACATACTGCCAGTTGTAAATGTACGGTGGATAACCACCAGCCGCCGTGCAGGTGGCAACGATTGGTGAATAATTTGCCGTCACATTGTTTATCCGAGTGAAACCGATGTAATCCGGCGTCACAATGGCGCTAAGACTGGCATTTCCGATCGAACCGACTTCCAGAACGGATGAGCTACCGATGCCGACGGAATCCGTTCCATATGTGATGGTCTGCGGAGCGTCGTTGCTGGTTGTGACGATGTTCGACAAATAAAGCGCAGTCCCATTCGGAACAGCCATCCAGGTGGTGTTGACGCCGTTAGCGGTGTTCGAGTTGATGTTGGCCGCAATGCTTGCTACCAATTGGGAAAGTGTTAGCACCGTTCCTCCAATCACAAAAGGCGGTGCGCCAGACTCGGACGAAAGCAATTGCGTTCCATTGATTTGTAAACCGCCAGCCCCAATATTGAATCCAGCACCGGTTATTGCCCCGGATATTGTCTGCGCAAATGCGAAATTCAACCCCAAAAACCCGCACGCAACCCCGATCGCCGTAACACTGATGACCGCGGAATTCGGATAACTGTCAAACGTGCTTGCGTAAATATAAATCGTGTTGCTCTTGTTCACCGCGTAAAATCCACTGGTGCCCTGATAGGAGGTGATGGCCGCCGACACACTGTTGCAGAATTGTTGCAGCGTCTGGCCATTAAGCCAGGGAACACTTATTTGAATCAAATTGGTTGTATCAGCTCCACCCTGTAATGTCGGCGATACTGTGTAGGTGCCGTCTGTTGTTGTGATTTGCAGCGAACTTCCAGCCGATCCGGCCGTCCGGGCTATCACCCGAATAATCCCGGATTGAAGCGATGGCAGAGCAGAAACTTTCGGGTTCATGCTGCTAACCTGATAATTCACCCCGTAAACGCCGGTCTGGTTGATAGCCTCAATTATATTCTGCAAGGTGTCGTTTGCTGTTAAACCAATCAAGATATTTCCTTCAACTGGCGTGCTTGGAAGGCTTGAGACGAGATTATAACTTGTCCCTGCCACAACAAGGGTTGATCCGCTCGCCGGGAGACTTCCATTGCTGGCTATGGTTCCAGTGGCCGCAATCGCATTGATTGTTATTGAATTTATTCCAACCACACCACCAAGGAAGACATACCCAGAACTTCCGGAAAATGGCGTGCCTCCTGTTGGTTTAAAAGTTAAATTGGTTGTAGCACTATCATGATAATAATCCGGGTAAACCACAATATTATTACCTGGAAATGACAAACTCGTAAGGGTAATTATGAAGTTAGAACCTGTTGCGCCAGAGGCAGAAATGTTGGAATTCACATTACCACCACCCTGGTATTTGTAATTAACCCCAAGCGTTCCGGTACCGTTAATCGCATATTGCAGGTTTTGAAGTGTAAGAGCCAGAGAAGAACCTATTTGTACTGCGCAATCTAATGTAACAGTCGTTAAATCCGACTGGAAAACGAAATAATATCCGTTGTAAAAATTACCATTGATAATTTTCGACACATAAATCATTGAACCAGGCTGTACATTAAGCGTAGTCCCGGACCCCGTAACGGGTCCATACAAAACACCTGACGCGTTCGGTTCAATGAAATTCAGGCTCGGTCCGGCCACAACTTGGAATTGTCCCTGCGCTTGCGCGCCCTGACTCTTTAACACCGTGGCCGCCTCCTCCACCAAGGTAACCCCAAGGATGTTGTTTGCATTCTCGCCGTCCTGGTTCAGAGCGGTAGCCGTCATGGTAAACGTCGGGTTTGGCGATTGAATCAATGAGGACGCATAAACATTCGCGTTTTTCACGGTGCCGGTGTAATAGTTTGCTCCACTTCCAGTACTACCAGCCGTACCACTCAAATTTATGGCGTAAAACAGGTTTTGGGTCGTTTGAACGTACGTCTGGCCAATCTGCACGTCAAAGGCCGCCTGCATGACATTCTTGAACCTGTAAACCTGGCCCCCGAGTTGTATTGTCGTTCCGTCCGGCGTGTTCGATGGGGTGGCAACCGAACCATTATTGTAAGCAACCGTTGCTGTCGGATAATTCAGATTCCCGGTCGTCGAAACAATAAATCCACTCTGGCTGCTGATCGTAATGGCGGCGTTGAACGATGAACCCGGTTGGCTGAAAAGTTCAAGTGCTGTTCCGATGGCCAGTCCGTTGTACAGGCTTGAATTATTGGCAAGAGTGGCCAAGGCGCTCGCAATGTATGAATTTGTCCCCACCATATATGCCATCACGACACCAGCCGTGAAGTCCTGAAGCAGAACTCCATTGTAGTATGGGAAAATTCCACCATCCGCGAATTTACAAACCACGAAAGGAAACGACCCCCACAGTTCTGAACAAATGACGGCAACGAGGTTGTGTGTTCCTGAAACATAAGCCAACCCAGCGCTCACGGCGGGATGTGTGATCATCTGGTAAATCATCGGTGATGGATATACCCCAGGCGTCACAGAATTAGGTGCCGTACCACCTGAAAGACTCCCCGAGCCGAAAATATAAATACCAGTGCCCGTCACCCCACCACAACAGCCAAACGTCGGAAATGTACTTTCATAGGGGATCGTGTTCAAAACGAACGCTTTTCGCTTCTCGATCTCGGCCCCCTGGTTGATGTGTGCGTTGACACATTGCGTCAGCGTACCCGCCGGCAACGCCAGGAACATTTTGCGCGCATCAAGTCCACCACGAAAATCGGAAATTGGCTGGTATGGCATAAATCAAGATGCGGTGGGGGGGATGGGAGGAACAGTCCCACCCGTCCCGGTCGCAGGCGCCTGCGGCCCCGGGGTTCTGGCTGACACCCCACCGCTACCAGACTGTTTCCATGACCATGCCCGGTACAAAAGGCAACTCGTCAGGAAATCACTCGGGCAAACGTCGCCCGTAAAATAATCCATGGAGAAAAGGGGCGCTTTGGCCGCAGCAAAAAAAGCTGCGGCGAATTGCGAGCAGATGAAGCCTTTTGTGCGCACATCAATGCAATAAAACCTCAAAAGGTCCCCCCAGTTGTATGGCTGCCGGTTCACCGTCGCGAACCACGCCATGCCCTGCGCAAATTGCTGCTGTGTGAATGCAATGGGCCGCAGAACGTAACGCAACCCATCCGCCCGGAAAAGATACCGGCCAACCCCGATGCCATTCCGGCTGGCAATGCTCATGCAAATTCCAGCGTAAATCTCCACATGAGACACATCAGACCAGGTGCGGAACTGGATTGCCTGGTCAATAAACCCCCGTCCCCCATAAAGGAGAACATCACCCGGTTGCAGGTCGGGGAACGTGGTCAAATCTGGGGAACGGGGTTTCATAATCAGAACGTAAAGCCGACCCCGGTTTCAAACGACGGAGAACGACCAAACGATCCCTTGGAATAAATGGGGGCTGATACCCCGATCCGCAGGAATGTGTTTGCCGTGAGCTTTTTCTCAATCACCAACTCCGGCTCCACGACATAGGCCGACTGATACCACGAATAGCCACACTCCAGGTCGAGGGCCACTTTGGCGTCATAGTGCCGGAATACAGCGTAACCGATGATGGCTTGAGCCGTTCCGATGGTAGAGCCCACGCCTTCAAACCCAACACTGGCCCCCAGTTCCAGGCCGGTTCCAAACAGATTGTCTCCCTGGGCATTGACCACATCCGTGGCCCCCGCGCCAGTGACTTGCTTGAGGCCGGTCGAGGCTTCAAAAGAAATGTTGGTCCACGAATAATTCGTGTCGAAGTCCGTCAGAAACGTTTCGGCGGACGTGAAGAACGTTTGCACGTTCGTTTGAGCCTGTGCGCTGATGACCAGCGCGGCGAGACAGATGATTGCGATTATTTTTTTCATTCTATGTTTTTGTTTTGTTGCCCAGTTGTTCCAACATCTCGTCATGCCGGGCCTGCACGTCGAGAGGAGATTGTATATCGTCATTAGGTGACGCTGACAGACCATGCAGGATGTTTGTCGCAAGCGAGAGTGCTACGGCCGCCGCAACGCCCCATGCCTTAGCGCCGGACGTGACGGCAACACCGCCAGCGGTCACAGCCCAGATGATGATTTC